GAGATTGTAAATCCAGACACAAAAGAACCAATGGGGTATCATCTCCATAAACCTTTTCGTTTGGATATCATCAGTGATTCTGAAATGATTGACACTGGTGAAAATAAAGGATACCAACTTGCTTGGTTTCCTTGGGCACCTTTGAGTAAGGATAGAGATTTTTATCTACCTGGGTCTCATGTATTGACTGCTTACGATCCTCTAGATTCTATTAGAGACCAGTACATTTCTGGTATTCAAAATGAGACCTATGAGGAGAACTTCAAAAAGCATGAAGACATGATCACAGGTGCATGTGACGACGACATTGATCTTGAGAAACTATTCTCAGAAGCAGAAGCATTATTAGAGGATGAAGATGGAAACGATGATGGTGGTCCTGAGGACGGGACTACAACTGATTGCGAAGATGGAGACGTTGGAGGAAGAACCAGCGTTGCATCTGGAGAAACCGTATCTGATCAGGGATGACGGAACGCTAGAACCCTGGCCTAAGTGGTCTAGGGATGACGATGTATTGCTTTATAGCGAGAGCCTTGCTACAATAGTAGAACCCACGGACGAGATCCGTGAGAAGTACAACATCGTGACTAAATGAGTTTCTACACAAACGTCCAGTTGGTTGGGGATGACCTGCTCTACCTGGGTTACGAAGAAGGTCCTGGCGGTCTTCTTGAGCGTATCCAGCGTAAGTTCAAGTTTTCTCCAACCCTTTTTGTCGTCACTGACAAACAGACTGAGTTTAAAACTCTAGACGGTCGCTTTGCGAAACCTGTCAAGTTTGAATCTGTGCGTAAAGCACGGCAATTCGTTGACAAGTATCGTGATGTTGACGGTTTTGAGGTACATGGTTATGACAGATATCTCTACCAATTCATCTCGCAAGAGTTTCCGCAAGAAGTGGACTTTGACGTTAAGAGTCTTAAGATTACATCTCTTGATATCGAAGTGGCATGTGAAAATGGCTTTCCTAACGTGCAGGAATGCGCGGAACCTCTTCTTAGCATTACAGTACAAGACTATAACACCAGAAAAATTAAGGTATGGGGAACGAAACCCTATAAAACGGATCGCAAGGACGTTGAATATATCTTATGTGACGGCGAGGAACATCTGCTCCGTTGTTTTCTTAACTATTGGACTGTTAATTTCCCAGATATTCTTACGGGGTGGAATGTAGAACTGTATGACGTTCCATACATCTGCGGTCGCCTAGAGCGATTGTTTGGTGAACGTGATATGAAACAAATGTCCCCCTGGGGTATTGTCCACAGGGAGGAGATTGAGATCAAGGGTCGTACAAATATTGTGTACAACATGTTTGGCATCAACGTGCTGGACTACCTTGATCTGTATAAGAAATTTACTTATACTAACCAAGAATCTTATCGCTTGGACCACATTGCATTTGTGGAACTGGGACAACGTAAGTTAGACCACAGTGAGTTTGAGAACTTCAAGGAGTTCTACACCAAGGACTGGCAAAAGTTCATCGACTATAACATTGTTGACGTGGAACTTGTCTTGCGCCTTGAGGAGAAGATGAAGTTAGTTGAACTTGCAGTTGCTTTGGCGTATGACGCTAAGGTAAATATGAAGGATGTGTACTATCAGGTACGCATGTGGGATACGCTGATCTACAACTTCTTGCGCCAGAAAAACCTGGTGGTGCCACCTAGTAAGCGTAGTTCAAAGAACGAAAAGTATGCAGGTGCTTATGTCAAGGAACCGATTCCAGGAAAGTATGATTGGGTTGTCAGCTTTGACCTTAATAGTCTGTATCCTCACCTTATTATGCAATATAATATCTCACCCGAGACACTCCGTGAGGTCAGACATCCAGCAGCAACAGTTGATAAAATCCTTAATCAGGAACTAGAGATTGATCCTAACTATGCAACATGTGCTAACGGTTCTATGTACCGTAAGGACGTGCATGGTTTCCTGCCTGAGATGATGCAGAAGATCTACGATGAACGTGTTCAGAGTAAGAAACTCATGCTCATCGCAAAGCAGGAGTATGAGAAGACGCCGACCAAAGAAATTGAGAAGGCGATCAGTAAGTACAACAACATTCAGATGGCACGTAAGATCCAACTGAACAGTGCTTATGGTGCCATTGGCAACCAATATTTTAGGTACTATGACTTACGAAATGCTGAGGCAATCACCCTCAGTGGTCAAGTTTCGATTCGTTGGATCGAAAATCGTATGAACGGATACCTAAATAAACTGCTACAAACAGACGGAGAAGATTATGTCATCGCTAGCGATACCGACTCAATCTATCTTAATCTTGGACCTCTTGTTAGTAAATTTCTTAGTGCTAAGTCTGGCGACAAAGCAGCAGTTGTGGCGCTACTTGACAAGATCTGCCAAGAAAAACTGGAACCTTTTATCCAGAGTTCATATGAGGAACTTGCAAATTACGTTGCGGCATATGATCAAAAAATGATCATGAAACGTGAGAACATCGCTGACCGTGGCATCTGGACTGCTAAGAAGCGATACATTCTCAACGTGTGGGATAGCGAGGGTGTCCGCTATAAAGAACCCAAACTCAAGATGATGGGCATTGAGGCAGTGAAGTCATCCACCCCTGCTCCATGTAGGTCTGCTATTAAGCAAGCCCTGACCATTATGATGACGAAAACTGAAGAGGATCTGATTTCCTTTATAGATAGATTCAAGGATGAATTCGATTCGTTACCTCCTGAAGATATTGCTTTTCCGAGGTCGGTCAATGGTCTATCTAAATTCAAAGCGCACGGAACCGTGTATTCAAAGGGATGCCCTATACATGTTCGTGGCACGCTCCTTTATAATTTTCATGTCGCACAGAGAAAACTTGAATACAAATACCCACTAGTCCAAGAGGGTGAAAAAATTAAGTTTCTATACTTGCGTCGTCCAAACAAAATTGGTGAGAACGTCATCTCTTTCCTCAATACTTTTCCCAGGGAACTCGATCTGGAGAAGAGTGTGGATCGTGATGCCCAATTTAAAAAAGCTTTCCTAGATCCTTTACACATCATCACTGACGTGATAGGATGGAAGACCGAGAAAGTTTCAAACCTTGAATTCTTATTCGCCTGATTATGACACAAAGTTTCTTTAAAGACATTGTAAAAGAGATTGACAATGACTATGCAGGACTTCTCTCCGACGGATCGATCGGTGACATCGGTGGTTACATCGACAGCGGTTCTTACATTTTTAATGCCCTGGTTAGTGGGTCTGTCTATGGTGGCATTCCATCAAACAAAGTCACCGCAATCGCAGGAGAATCTAGCACAGGTAAAACCTTCTTCTGTCTTGGTATGGTACAAAGTTTCCTTGCCAATGATCCAGAAGCAGGTGTAATTTACTTTGAATCTGAGAGTGCTATCTCTAAGCAGATGATTGAGGAGCGTGGCATCGACAGTCAACGTATGATGCTGGTTCCTGTTACTACGGTTCAGGAGTTCCGTACACAAGCAATCAAAATCCTGGACAAATATCTTGAACAGAAAGCAGAAGATCGCAAACCATTGATGTTTGTGCTAGATAGTCTAGGTATGCTTTCTACTTCTAAGGAGTTGGCAGATTCTGCTGACGGCAAAGACACACGAGACATGACTAGGGCACAAGTTGTCAAAGCAATCTTCCGTGTGCTAACCTTGAAGCTGGGTAAAGCAAACGTACCCATGGTCGTTACTAATCACACCTATGATGTTGTCGGCGCTTACGTCCCCACGAAGGAAATGGGTGGCGGTTCTGGTCTTAAGTATGCTGCTTCCACTATCATCTATCTCTCGAAGTCTAAGGAGAAGGATGGCAAAGAGGTCGTTGGCAATATTATCAAAGCGAAAGCAGCAAAGTCCAGACTTACAAAAGAAAATTCACTAGTGGAGACACGCCTGTTTTATGACGCAAGGGGACTGGACAAGTATTACGGACTACTGGAACTGGGTGAGAAGTATGGAGTCTTCGAGCGGAAGGGGAATAGGGTTGTTGTTGGGGAATCTTCCGTTTATCCTTCTGTTATTCTTGCCTCTCCTGAGAAGTATTTCACAGAAGAAGTAATGGAGAAACTTGACTGGGCAGCAGGTCAAGAGTTCAAATATGGTACAGACAAATGAAGGACTTTAAGATTCCATTCGCAGTATTATCCTTTCTACTCGTTCAGTTAGGTGGTGCTGTATGGTTTGCATCTCAACTGGAATCAAGAGTATCTACTCTTGAAACTAAATCATTGAAGATTGCAGAAGAAAATCGTAAGTTCCTAGTCAACGAAGTTATCCCTGCATTCAAAAGGGATAACTGGTTAGGGCAACAGTGGAAGAACACGCACTTTTAGTATGAAGAATGATTTGTTTGCAATCCCAGTAAGAAAGTATCACATCGATGA